CACATCTATCGTATGATGGATCGTGAGAAATTTCTTGAAGAAAAGGGTATGACTTTCTCTCATTTTGTATCTGGCGATTATTCGGCGGCTACTGACAATCTTAAGATCACTTATACTAAACTAGGTTTAGGTGCTGCTTTGGCGAGGTTTGAATCTCCCCTTATGCGTGCATACTGGAACACTCTAGGTGAACATGAAATTCACTATCCAAAGAAGTTTGGAATAGAATGTTTTGATCAAAAGACAGGTCAGTTAATGGGTTCTCCTTTGAGTTTCCCATTTTTGTGTCTGAATAATATCGTCGCTTACCGTCTTTCACTCTTTGATTATTTAGGTGAAATGATTCCTTTTGAGAATCTCCCATGTTTAGTAAATGGTGATGACATACTTTTTAGAACAAATCCCGAACACTATGAACTCTGGAAAAAACGAGTTGCAAGTATAGGTTTTGATCTTAGTATTGGTAAGAATTATATTCATGAGAAAGTTTTGACAATTAACTCCACTTGTTTTCAATATAAAGAAAACAGATTAATTAAAGTTGATTTTTGTAATTTTGGGCTTCTCTCAGGTACTTCCAAATTAGGAGGTTCTCGAGGTGAAGTGCGTGATAAGGCAGTAGATCTTTGTGATGCATACACGAGAAGTGTATGTGGAGCTCAAGATAAGAAATTGGCTCACGCCAAATTCCTTACTCGTAATAGAGTAGATCTACAGAAGATAACCTGTCGTGGTCGTTATAATCTTTTCCTCCCAAGGGTATTGGGCGGCTTTGGATTTCCGATCAATGAGGGTATCACCTATCATGTGACACGTTTTCAGGCGTGTTTAGCAAAATTAATCAAAAAAACTTGTGACACCACTGTTGTGGGTTTCAAGAATGATGGAGTGTCAAATAGTGTAGGATTAAGAGAAACAAAGAATTCAAAGAAACTAATGGTCGGTCCCGGTCCCCTTAGGGAGTACGAACGTCTTTATGAAACAGGTACTGTCACTTCCGTGAACAGTTCATATTTACAAGACACCGTGACCAAGTTCTTCACCACAATTGGTGAGAAGTACAATGCAGAAAAGCTCTTTCCGTTCCGTTTAAAGAACAAAGAGATAGACTTGGATGTTCACCAAGATCTTTTCCGCGTTGTATGTGACCATAGCTTCTAAATTGGATTCTGTCTGTTTTCTGAAATTTCTTCCTCTGATTATTGTGTTGTTTTCGTGTCGGTAACCACGTTAAAAGAGTCCCTCCTGAAGAACCTTAGTTCGGTCTCAGGGTAGTAAATGAACTACTAAAAAGAACTTAAGTGCGGCGCAGTCTACAGTCCGCCAGAACAAATCTGGACAAACAACACAACCAAACAATAAGAAGAAGGAAAAGAAAGAAAAGAAGAAGGAAAATATCGTGATGGCGCCGACAGCAATGTCAAGTCAGTATCAGAATGCAGCTCCTGCATTCACATATTCCGTTAGTGGTGATGGAACCGTTAGGGTCCGTCACCGGGAGTATGTTGCTGATGTTGTATCACTGAATGCAAACTTTCTATCATCGAAGTTTGCTATCAATCCCGGGTTGGGTTCACTCTTTCAATGGCTGCAAGCAATTGCATTGTCATACGAGTCGTACGTGTTTAATTCACTCTCTTTCGAGTTTGAATCAACGGCAGCGACCACTGATAGGGGAACACTAATGATGGGGATTGACTTTGATGCGTCAGATTCTCCTCCAACGAACAAACAAGAACTAATGGCATACCACGGATCCGTAAGATCCAATGTGTGGAGCCATGCTTGTTGTCGAGCTGATTCGAAAGATCTAAAGAAATTCGGGGTCCAACGCTATGTGCGTGGATCTGCTCCACTTTCAAGTGGCTCAGACATCAAAACTTTTGATGTTGGGAATTTCTACGTAGCTACTCAAGGTACCGGTGTCGGTATCACTGTGGGTGAAATATATGTCACATATGACATAACCCTACATACGCCACAACCTGTTGGTTTGGCTTTGAGTTATAACTACAGTGCTAGATTCAGCTCCAACGACGGTGTATCAGCAGCCCAGCCTCTGGGTCTTGCTTTTACTAAAGTCGGTGGTCTTGATGTTCGATGGAAATCGGTAAATTCTTTCTACTGTTATACTATAGGTGAGTTCCTCATAGAGATGATCTATGGTGGCTCATCCTTGGATGCTTCTGATATCGACACTTTCACTTGTCCTTTTGGTGGGACAGTGGTTTCACAAAGTGGCTGGCTTCAGAATACTAGCGCAACGTTAATCGCCAATATGGCGTTGATCAATGTGACGGCCCCTGGTTGTTATTTTCAACTAAGCTTCACATCTGCAACACCGGCTGATTACACGTTTAGAATCGCTCCTTATCCGAGTTCCTTAGGATGAAACCAAATAATTTTGGTATAGTATAATTTACAGAAAACAGATTTAATAATATATAGACATTAAATCCTTTCGAGCGCGTGCTGTCCTTACAATCGTCCTCAGCGTTATGCTGGGCCTGCCTTAGGAAAGCGGGGTGCAAAGAGTCTCTCAGAATATGTGAGAAATCGAATGGAATATTAATTATTTTAAGAGTCCGGGTAGTAACCGGCGAACTTGGAAGAGATAAAACGAATCTCTGACCTAATACGAATAATTAATTTGTCACTATTTAAAGAACAGTCTAATGCCGGTACCAGAAGGTA